TGCTGTTGCTGTTGCTGTTGTGCTGGGTCTGGCGTAGTATCTGGTTCAGTAGGAGTGTCTGGTTTTGGACTATATCCCGGCGGTACAGGAATAAGCGGTGTACCGTCTTCACCGACAGGAACTTGAATTTCATTACCGTTTGCATCTACATATGTAATCATTTTCGGCCTAACAAACTCTGTGAAAGAAGGAGTTTGTGTAGGTGCCATAGGTGTAAATGCTTGCTGTGGTGCTTGGTATCCTGTGTAAGTAGGAGCAGTGTACTGTGGCATTTGATATGGAGTAAACTGTGGTTGGTATTGTGCAAACTGTGACTGTTGCATCCCACCCGGTGTAAACTGGGGCTGAACAAAACCACCAACCTGCATTTCCATAGGCTCGTCTTCAACTTCCAAGTCGTTCATGTCAAAGGGAACACCATCAGGAATAATGGCTTCATCTGCATTGCCCATTTGACCCATATCATCCATACGCTGCAGTCCAGATTTTGCTTCATCTCGCAGTGCCATCATCTTGTCAAGACCATGATAACGAACAACATCTGCTGGCATAACAAACTCACCCTCACTCAATTGAGCAGGAATGTCATCACGAACTTCTTCTTTAAGAGAGCCTACTGGCACATCATTGCCAGACTCTTCATCAACACTGCCACCTTCTTGTAGAAGACCGCCGTCATCAAAAAGTTCCATTTGTTTATCAAGAGCCATTAACTTCATCCCTCAGTGTTTTAAGTTTGCGCAATGCTGCAATCGCACCTTGCGACCTATACATCATTACATTATCATCAGCTTGCTCTAGTGCCTTCTGCTGCATTTGAATTACAGCATCAACGTAATCACTGAACGCTTGCCACTGGCGGTTGTTGCTGACCCACGGCTTGAGTTTGCTGAGTATTTGCTGGTTGTTCATTTCCACTAAATCCTTGTTCACCCGGCTGCGGCACCATGCCTACACCCATGTTTGCGCCACCTGCACCTGTCGGGTCCATCGCGTCTGCACCTGCCGGTGCTTGCTGACCCTCTGCAGGGGCTTGGAACTGTTTCATTAGTTCTGCTTGCAGGGCGGCTTCGTTCATATTGTTGGTTACTTTGTCGGGGTCAAGGTCCATAGACTTTGCAATCTCACGGATTACATACTGGAACTTTGCAAAAGGAGCAAGAGCAGGATTACTTGCTACTTGCAAGAATTGCATCAAACGCTGGCTGCGCACTTCATTTGCCATCAGGCTTTCAGTACCACGCGCCTTTACTTCTAGGTCGCCTTTGATAGATGGGTCGAAGTCAAACTGCATATTGAACCGGAAAAAACCTTCACCAAGCGGACGAAGCAAGTAGTCATCCACATTTTTGATGACAGTCTTGATAGAGCCTTGCGCTGCTCCCATCAGCATTGAAATGCCGCTGGCAGTACGGCCTACACCAGACACGCCAGTTTGTCCATGCGCGAATGACGGGAAGCCTGTGCTTTCATCTGCCAGCACACGAGCCTTGTCAAACAACATCATGTTTTCTGACGATACATTTGGGAACTTAGTACCGAAGATAGCCTGACCCGGTGCGCCACCCTGACGACGGAATACCTTACCCGGATATAGTGACAGGTCTTGTCCCGGCACCAGATTGGTTTCATCTACTTCTACAATCAAGTTACCTGACAGTACAGCATTGTCTACCGCCATACGCATGAAGCCATTCATCAGCGTCTGCGTATCGTCCATATTCTCTGCAATACCCACACCAAAGAAGCTATAAGGATTTAATTCATACGGTGCAGCTACGTAGGGAATCTTAGAAGGCTTAAACGGGTTAAGCACCATGCGAATAAGTTTGTTATTACAAATCCATACATTTGCTTGTAGTTCATCAAAGTCTTTTAGTTCTGCTGGAATATCAACATTTTGCTCTTCCAGCATTTCAATATCAACCATGCCCCAATATTCAAGCACCTCAAATCGGTCAATGCCATGCTCTGGCGCGTAGTCAGACAGGTCGTCTTCCCAATACTTTTTATTATAGTTCTCACCAAACGATATAGCTTCGTCAATAACTTGACTGCGAAAATAAGGGCGTTTCTTTAGATTGCGCAGTTGAGAACGCGACATTTTATGACGTTCAATTACGTACTGTGCCTCGTCCATATTGTTAGCATCTGGGTCGGGATAAAAATTCCAAACAGATACGTGATTAACCTGCGGCATAGTTTTAAACATGGGGTCGTATTGACCCTCATCATTCCAGTTGGGGTATTCTTTATCAGCCGCAAATGGACCCTTCATAATACCTGTGCCAAATAACGCCATTTCAAATGCACTGCTACGAAGACTTTTACTTGCACCCGACTCTTCAAGTTGGTCGTGAATTTTCTTTTCCATTTTTTTAGCTGCAATCTTTGCAGGACTAAACTCAATGGCAGTCGGCGTCTTGCCCGGACCCTCTTTAAGTTTATCTTCTACTGGCTGTAATTTTTCATTAAGGGGTCCAAGTTGCTCTGCTAATGTTTTAGCAGTAGCACCCGGAGGCAGGTCATTTCCATCGCCAGCAAATCCATATGGACTAGATAGCATTGTTTCCCCACGAAGTTGCTCTGGTTCTTTGGGGTCAAAATGTACGTCTTCTACTATCCCTTCAGGAAGTTCTGTAGGGTCCACAGAAAGTGGGAATTTGTTAGCTGCAAATAGTACATCAACAATTTGTCCATATGCAGCAAGTGTTTTAGTTTTAGTTACCTTAATAAATACACGAGATTTTTCAGCTTCTGTAAATTGAACATCCGGCCCATACAAACCACGATAGTTACGATAAGAACGAAGCCAGCGTTCTTCATCTTGATAGCGATAGTCTTCTGCTCGTTGATACCGTTCCATAATAAATGGAATAATGTTAGACACTTCTGCATCCTGAACTACAGTGTCATCTGTGTCCTCAAGGGCAATAGCATCATCTTCAATCATCATTTCATCTTCGGCCATAATGTTTCCTTAATATCCAAATGTAGAATCTGCTACCGGCATACCTGTCGATGGTCGCCCGTGCGGGTCGTAGTCGAAAATAGAGAACCGGGGTCGGGACATAATACCGTACCGGAGTGCGTCATACAAATGGTCTTCAGACTTTGTGTCAACGTCTTCTGGATTTCTTTTGTCCAACGGGATGGACGGTAATTGACCGATGACATTTGTACAGCTATTAAAGAATACAAGTCTTGGTTCCTCTGTGAATTCGTCTACCTGTAGTCTACGATGTATTTCGTTCTTACCTGCTACACGGCTACCACGACTACGGTCTGACGGTCTCCAGCGACAGCCTTTACTAATCATTTGCTCCGCAAGAGAAGGACCAGTATCGCCACGCTTGTGCCAAAGACTGCTATCCAAAACACCATACTTAATGTTGCCATCTTCAGCTTCCAAATCCAATATCATATCTGCCAAGTCTGTTGCCAATACTTTACTGACGTACAATTCTCTATATACAACCAATTGTTCATCAGGCGCAACGGCAAACCAAATAACACCAGAATAACTGCCGTAACCATAGTCACATGCACGAAACTTGACCCAGTTGTTAGGGATACGAAAAGGCTCCACAACGTGAACATCCCGATTAAACTCAGTAAACGCTGCACCTTCTTTGATGTCCCAATCGCCCTCAAGAAGCTGCCTACGCTGCTGTTCTGGAAGCGAGAGGAGCATGGCTTCATAGTCTCCTGCCGCAGATAGGTACGGGTTATCAGAAAGTCTTGCTGGGATGAACCGTCTTTTGAATAGAGACTTTCCAGCCTTGCTATGTCCTGCTGGGTACTTGAGTACTTCTCCTGTTTCAATGTCGGTTGCATCAAATGTCCTGTTATACGGTGCAGGGTCAATAAACATCTTCTTGACCCACTGATGTCCCCGTCCTCCGGGGTTAGTCGTAGCCCTCATAAAGATAGGCAAGTCTGGTGCAGTGGACCGTAGACGAGAACGCATGTAATTCCATGCATATGGTGTGGCCCACTGAGTTAATTCGTCAAACCCTATCCAGCTAAATGCCAGACCCTGATAACGCAAGACATCATCATCTTTATCCAGATATGACATCCACAACCTTGCGCCAGATGGTGCAGTCCACTGCATCTTACGTTCTGACCACTTGATACCCGGCCAGATTTTCGGGTACAACTCCTGCGACTTAAATATCAGTTCTCGCAGTTCTTCTGTTGTATGTCGCAACAGAAGTCCACTGAACTGTGGATGACCCATATATCGCAAGGGGTCTGCCAACATGGCGTAGCTTTTACCACCACCGGCACTACCTCCGTATAAAACTTCACGTTCACTAGCAGCCAGAAATTGGGTCTGTGGCCCTTCGTTTGGCTTGAACAACACATTAGCGTGTTCTTCAATGCTGCTAGTTTCATATGAAACTTCTTCAATATCAACCGTTGGCTTTGGAGCCTGTTCTTGTTTCTTCGATTGCTTTCGCTTTGGCGATTGCCGTTTCCGCATACTCTGCCCACTTGCGGAGGCTTTTAGCTGTGTTCTTACGCTGTCGCTCATGTGCTAATCGTTTCCTTAATCCTACGTGTGAGATGTATCTGCCGCTATTTGATGTAAGCCAGTTTGCTACCTCACGGTAAGAATACTGATTGACGTACTTACGTGCCTTCTCTAACAAGTCCAGTTCAACTGGGATAGGGTCAAGAATGTCGGGGTCTTCTTCGTTCTTTTTATAGCCGAAAGGTACAGTCCTCGCAATGCGCGGTATCTGTATCCATTCGTTTTCTTCTTTGATATCTGTTGGCTGTGGCAGCTTCCACTTGCCTACGCTTCTAGTCATCGTCTTCCACAACAGCTTTAGGTGGCATAAGCATAACACCACCAGATGCTTCTACCTGCATCTTCTCTGTCTTTACCAGACCTACACGGTCAAGCAATTCTTTAGCAGCGGACATCTTGTCACGAATGCCAAGTTCAGTTGGGTCATACAAAGCATGTGTCATCGCCATCGCTGCCTTCGGCGCATTACGTGCCATGTACATTTGAGTCGCCTCAAGTATCTCTTCTTTAATACCCTTAACAATTTCTGCAGTACTAGAAGTGTCAGCATATCCTGCCATCTTTTTAGCTGCAACCATATCGCCGCCAGCTTCATCAAAAAGCACGGCAAGAAACTTTTGTTGTTTGTCTGTTAGCTGTCTAGCCATTAAAACTCACCATGATGCATTGCGTGGGCTAATTTTGTACTACGTGATTTTACCTGAACTGCCCACCTGCTGTCAAGCATTTCTTTTGCCGCTATGTCAAATTTCCCTTCATGAACGGCATTCCACATTTTTTGAAATTTTCGCAAGCGAGGTACACCCATATTAAATGCCATGTCCATCAGTACAAGTTGACGTACAGCGTCTAACTCCTCAACGCAAGGGTGCGCACGAACCAGTTCCTCTTCGACTATCTGTACGTCATTCTTTGCAAGGTACATGGCATCAGCTTCAGTAATACCGTACTCATAGACAGCATCCATGCTAGGAATGTCCATCCAGTCCAGTTCTTCTTTTGTGATGCCACGGTCCTCTAGGTTGCGTCCGATACCAATCGTATCAATACCAAGCGTATCTTTGTACACTTGAAGGCGCAAACCTTCGTGTGCTATAAGTTTGTTTACAAAGTTCTCAGAGTTGTATTTCATTTCTCATGCCCCATCCATACCGCAAATGCGCCTGTCATTGCTCCCGTTACTACACTCACTAGTGCTGCTTGTTGACTGGTTGGGTCTTCTAATGTCATAAACCACTCCACTACCCGCCAAGCGGATAAGGACATCCCAAGCATCATCAGACGTGGTAGTATCTTCCACTTCAACAATCTTTCCATTGTTACTTCTGCCACGATTAATCCTCGCCTGTTTTTCTGTTGTTATGTCGTGCATACTCCACATCTGCAATAGGACTACCCTTTTCCAAATAGCCTAGTAGCACTGCGAACACCAAAGCTGGCAGCAACGATAACACCAAGGCTATACTGATACCATGAAGGCATTGCTTGGAGTTGGGCAAATCCATTTGCCACTACTTCTTC